TTGACCGTCGCTTCGGGTCATCCTGAGAGGCATCCAGGGGTTTACGTCCTCTGGAGCGCGGCCTTCGGATCCAGGAATGATCTTGTTGTTGACCTCCTGGTGCCACTTCACTGTTCCTTTCTTGCCCTGACCATTCCGCTCCCACTTGACGTAGGTGTAGATCCGAACGGTGTCACCAGAATCACGACGCGGAACAGGCTGTGCAATGTCGTCAATCAAGCCGCTGGTGATGTCGTCATCCTCTTCAGGATTCCGCACCATGTCCTGCACCTTTTGAGGCAGCGTCTCAATTGCTAGTTGTTCGCACGTAATTACTTCCAATGGATTGCCCATTGGATCCCGCTGGCAGACGTAGCGGTTGAGATGAAAACAACGCAACCCTTCTGGAGCTACATAAAGCAGTGCATTACCGCCAACAATGAGATGCAGTAACGCCTCATGAAAAACCACACGATCATTGCTGGCCTCGATCTCCCGCAGCACCTGGCGCTCGATCTGGCTTAACGCCATTTCAAACTCAGACTTCTGCTCCGGGCTAACGCCTTGAGCGTTGAGCTCGGCCTCGTCCAGCGAGAAGCGAAAAAACTGCTGCGTTGGAGGCAGTAATGCCAGGAGCATCCTGCTTGCCAGGTTCAAGCAACCACGAGCGCCAATGCCATTCCAAGGGACTGGGTAGGTCTCCTTGGTATTAGCAACCGGCTCTGAACTGGTCGGGATGAGATACGGAATCGTCAGCCGCGCACAAGCACGACCACGACTCAGGTAATAATCCCGGTCAGATTGCAGGTCTTCGTAGCGTTGAGCAGCAGTTTTACGCATGATTAGATCGAGAGGTTTGTGCCGCGACTTCGGGCCGAACCACGGGCAACATTTGCTTGAGTGGAGCCAGCGCCACGCCTTCCGCCTGTTTGGGCTGTTTGTGATGCAGTTGGAGCTGTTGGCTGTTTTTGGCCAAGGATTTGCAGCGACGACACGACCGATTGGCCGCGACTTTTAATGCCAGTAAGTCGATCTTGCTGTTGTCGCTGGAGGCCAGCCAATTTGTCTGCTTGTTGCTGCCGGAGGCCAGCCACTTTATCGATTTGAGCGACTTGTTGATCAGCCATTTGCTGCTGCAAAGCAGCTGACTGTGCTTGCTGCTGTTGCGCTACAAGCTTGCGCTCTTCTGCCAAACGATCCAATTGTCGCTGCTTCCTTTTGGCTTCCTTGTTCAGCCGCTTTTGCTTGTTTTCAGCGCGTACTTTTTCACGCCGCCTTTTGCCACCGCTGCACATAATCAGACTCCAATGTTTAGGCCAGATCCAGCACTTGACGCTGTTCCAGCAGTGCTGATCTTGAGACTCTTCTTGGGCTTTTTCTTTTCAGTAACAGCAGCAGTTGTCTGTGCTCCTTCAGGGATTTCTGTTTTCTGCGCTGAAGTGGTGTATGCCGCTGCTTGATCCGCAGACGAACCTGCCGCTGCTGCCGCTGTGGCTGCTGCATCACTAGCCTGTTGGGCAGCAGTTTCTGCTGCGAAATCAGCTTGAAGTTCAGCCGTCTCAGCGTTAGCTGAATCTATTTGAGATTGCAGCTGAGATTGAAAATCACTTTGCTGAGTAGCCATTTGTTGCTGGTATTGAGCCAATGATTCTTCATTGCGCCTGATGTCGTCATCGCTAGGTCCGACGTATTTGACTTCTGGCGCTGATGCACCGCCTCCAAAACACATGATGAATCTCCTAAGTAATGTTGAGGCCAGTGCCCTGGCTTGATGAATTGGCCGTACGACCAATGCGCAAAGCCTTGCGCCCTTTGGTTGTCTTGATGCCTCGATCTCTTGACCCAATCTCAGGGGCTTGAGCTGACTTTTCTGGTGGCGGCGCACCGATCAAAGTTGAAAGCCGCATGGCTTCTTCATTTAGAGCAGAAGCATCTTCAGCCTTTGCTGTTTTTGCTTCAGCAATTTCTGAACGCACTGAGTTTTGCGATTGCAATGCACTTTGCAACTGCTGTTGCATTGCCATTGCGCCGTTATTCATCTGCGACTCAATCGCAGAACGCTGCAAGTCAAATTGCTTGTCGTAAGCGTTGTAGTCCGGCTGATAAATCGTGCCGCCACCGCCACCGCCACCACACATCAGTTCAGCTCCGGTTCAATGATGACGACATTGGTCTGCTGATCTTCCAGCTTTTGCGCCAGCCATTTCACGACTGATACCTGACCAGCGCGGAACATGATCTCGCGATCACTCCATTCCAGCTCAGGGGCCCGATCAGGAAACTCTGCGGCAAGAGCAGCCACAAGCCTCTCATCGATTTGTGGAAGGTAAGGCACTCTGCGTCGCCGTAGATATTGCCCATGGTATCTAAGCTTCAGTCAGAAACACAGCAGCTATGTCTGATCAACTAAGCAAACTCAGCGAGATGCACGAGCTCGTAATTGATCAAGTGCTGGAAGATCTGCAAAATGGTGATCGCCGGGCGCGGCAAGAGGCGATGGCATTGCTGAAGAACAGTAACGTCACCGCTGTGGCGGCTGAAGGCTCAACTCTCAAGAAGCTTGCAGGCAAGTTGGATTTCTCTGAGATGAGCGACAAGGTTGTTCCTATACAGAAAGCTGTTTAACACCGCCATAAGCGCCGTGATTGGACAGGTTGGGTCGCCATCCCAGCGCGAGGGAATCAACAGCACCTTCCTGTTCACTCATCCAAGCCTCCATGTCTTCACGCTGCATCTGCGAGCTGCGCTCTAGTTGCGTTCGCATCTGGTCCTGGGCCGCGGCTTCGACGAAATAACTGAGGGCGATTGCTAGGGCGTCAATGCGGTCGTCGTGCGACAAGCAGCCTTTCTCATCAGTCAATCGCGACAGCTGATGCGCCAATGAGCGGGAATAGCCGTGTTCAGGATCCTCATCAAGCAGGCGATAGTCCGCTTTAATTACCCGCGCAAGGATCGACAACCTGTGCTGTTGGATGATTGGCCCTAACGTGTCACATAGGCGGGTTTCTTTGCGGATACTGTGCTTCACCTCTTCGATTGAGACCGGATGATGTCTCAACATGTGGGGTTTTAGCAGGGCCGTAAACATCCCGTCTCCGAAGTTATTTTCCGCGATTACATAATTCACCTCCCATTTCTTTGCAGTCTTGGCTAAGTGCTCAAGCACCGTGTCGTCATAGCCAAGAGTGCTGCCACCGCTTTCTAAAACCGTGAAATTCCCCCCGTACTCGGCCAAAACGCACCAAGCCAGTTCGTCACGGCCCCTACCCGCTGGATCGACCGCCATAACAACCCTCGTTTCTTTTCTTTCAACCCAGCCATTTATGAAGGCAGGCCGATGCCAATGTCTGTCAGCTCCCATTCCAATACAAACAAGCTCATTCAGCCTGTATTCCGGCGAGTTCGACCACACGACCGTCTCAGGAAGGGCCGAGCCATCGATATCGAGGACGCAAATATCACCGAGGCGTACTGGGAAGCGGTCAAGCGTGGCAAGTCGGCAGTCCAAGCCGAATTGCAACTTGAAGCTTGCGAGCGTCATCGACGCTTGGCGCTGAAGGATGTCCTCATGGCTGAAGCGTTCGGGGTCCGTTGGTTCTCCAGCTAGTGCTGGATTGGCCTCGGCCTCGGCCTGAATGCGTGGATCGCAGTTGCCCTCGAAGGTCTCGAAGTCGTCTGGGTATAGAGCTGGGAAGTAACGGCTTGAATACCCCCGCTCCCGCACTAATCGCAGGTAAATACTTGTCTCTGTGTGAGGAGTTCCAAGGTAAATAATCTTCCTAGGCAGATATTGGCCCTCGTCAGGCTTAATTATTGACTCGATTTCTGTAACTGCGTGTGCAACACGTTCCTGTTTCAATATCGTCAAGGTGTTCGCGGCTGTTTCTATATCGTCGAGTATCGCGCAAGTACATCTTTGCCCTGTAGTTTGTGCTCCTATTCCTAAAGCACGGACAGAAGGTGATTGTTCAACAGTGCAGGGAGCAACATCAAATGCGACATTGCTAGATCTATTCTCTAATCCCGGCAATAAGCACTGTAAAACATCAACCTCGGCCATAGTCCGAAGCATAAAGTTAGTGAAATCCGTAGCTTTGATCGCCGTGGCAGAGCAGACCATGATCTTTTCTTCTGGATCGATCCTGAGCCGCCAAAGCGCGTAATACGACGCAAGCAATGACTTGCCCAGGCCACGAAAGGCGACAGTCAGCTGTCTATTCGGCCCTTCCTGCATCCATTGAGCAACAGCAACCTGCTGTTTTGTGGGTGTTGTCGCCAGACCTTGCTCCCGCAGGAGATAACAGCAAAAATTTGGGAAGCTACGCAGCTCCTCTGGCATTTCTTCCCATATTTGCTTCATTCAAATGCCTTTGCAGCAGCACGATTGATGGCATTCCGTAGATGCCGCTCTTTGTCTTGCACAAGGTGAGCTGACGACACGAAGCAGCACTTGGTGATTCCATTCTCTGTCAGACACACCTTGAGGCAGTCGTCGTCGGTGGTGGTGATATCAAGCATCAGGATGAAGAGCGTCCCATTCAGCTTGAGATGCGATGTAGAAAGTCATCCCATAAGTAATAGGTGAATCTGTCGCAGTTGAATCAGTCAATGTCAACGTGACAGTGGCACTGCCTTCGTCCGGGAAGGTCAGGTTTGTAATAGCAGCTTGTGCTTCAACCACCATGGGGTAGTTACCGCGAGCTTCCCATTTGTATGACGGGTTTGCGTCACCACTGATTGCAGCTTCAATCGCCACCGGAGTATTGACCTTGCAATGAACTGGTTCACCGTATTGAGTCAGCACTCCATCAGCAGTAATAGTGACGGCCTTGATCTCTGGTGCAACAGGCGTTGGTTCCACATTTGGCATCCCTTGGACATATGGCCATTCCCCTGTCGCTGCAAAGTATTTCTCTTGTGCTGCTTGAACAATGGATTGCGGCTGTGTGCTTTGACCTTCAAGGCCAAGTTCACGTCGTGTTCCATTCGTCAAATAGACGTTGCTCATTTACAGGGCCGTAAGTCTCCTCACCATATTGCCCACAACAAACCCCGCTGCCTAGGACAACGGGGTCTGCATGTCTCCCGCTCGGCTCATCCAGCCCCACGACCAAGTCGGGATAGCGGCGTTACCGGAGACAACCAAACACTAGCGGGCCATCGTCAGGATGTTTGGCAAGATTCCCACCTTGGGACAGAACTCCGCTGCAATGTCACCCCGATCAGTACCAGCCTTGTAATCAACACGACGATCACAGTTCAATTGCGTCACCCGTTCCCGTGTCCTTGAAATCGGCGTTGGCAATGGACCAAGCCAAAACAATGAACTGGTCACACGGTTGTAGCAGACATCATCAAATGATCCACCGAACTCCGATTGACATGAACGAATGTTCGTTGCATCACCACGACTGATCTCAGCTGTAACTGATTGACCTATCGCTGCTGGTGCAGCAAATGCCACAGCAGCAGCTGCAAGAACTAGAGCTCGCTTCATAAATAAGAGACGACTACAAGCCAAAGCTTATCTACGTCCCTGTAGTGCGTCGTAATAAGCACGCTCCAGATGCGTCAACTGATCACGACGTCCAGTCACAAGTGCTTCAGCAGCTCTCGCTTTCGCACCGTTCTGCACCCTCTGCCACGCATCCTCGTTCTGTACCTGGTTCAAACGTCCAGCCATTACTTCATCAACTCATCGAATTGGGCAGCTCGTTTCTGAAAGGTGCGGGGTCCACCTACATGCCAACACGAAGGGTTCAGCATCCAGTAATAACCAGTGCCCCTCAATCCCTTCGCCAGAATCCCCTGCTTCCTGAGTCGTGTCATTGATGCAGTGAGATGAGAATCCGTCAGACAAAGCCTTTCGGCGATGTCCTTCGTCCTTACCTCAATCCGACCTGTCTTCACCTCCATCTGAGTCTGCAAGTAAGACGCCACGCAAACATCCAAAGGCTTTAACTCTCTGGTATGCACCAGATCGAAAAGCTTCTTGTCCAGCTCCTTGTGAAAGGTCATGGACCAATCCTCAAAGCCATCTTCACGTGCCCTCTTTCTTTGTGTAGGATCCATTTAGAAGGGGCTCCAACCCCCATTCGACCCGGTTTTTCTTCCATCCCTGAACTGCTACTTCAGTGGTGGAACGGGTTTGAGTGTTACCCACTTGTTATAGCACCACATTTACAGCCCTGTAGAACTTTGCAGGGGTAAGGCCATCTGGAAATCTCTATATGACTATATCTAGAGAGATCACAGAGCCTCTTCCCCCAACAGCTCCCCAAGTGTTCCGGCTTATCTCGATAAAGCTGCGGTAGTAAGCCTGTACTGGGTCCAAAAATGACCCTATGGCAAAGCAGCCATATCGAATGGCGTCCGGGCCGGAGTCCCCCCATGGGGGTGGCCTGGGCGGCCATAAAACCAACATCCGCAAGCCTGCTTGGCAATTATTGCCACCGGGGTGGGGGTGGGTGCCCACCCTGACTGGGTTCCGAACACATTTCAAATGTGTTGCCACCGCTGGCCGCTGTCGTTTGGTGCAGGGGTGGGGTGCGGCCAAGCCTGCGGCCGTGGCCTCGGCCGAACGTGAAGTGGAGTGGCCGCCGACTTAACTGCCGAGCTGATTGCCGGGGTGTTGCCTGCGCTCTCCCTGCTCCCATCCAATTGTTACGGATTGTTTCAATATCTAGGGCACCTCCTCAATACATCTACCTACCCGTAGAGCAGTCGCTATATTGAGGAGGAATCAGCGATTGATTCATTCCCACGACCTAGACAAATGAATAAGCAACAAACCGCAGCAGCCCTGCAACTCGTAGCGCTGCTGGAGGGTGATCTGGAAGCTCAAGCCAATTGCCAGGTTTATGGCAACTGGTTTGACCATCTCACCGATCACCTGGCAGATGAGCACGTTGAGCAGCTGACCCTCAGCTGCAAGGCGTTACACCCTGCCTAAACACTCAGGGAGCTCACGCTCCCTTCACCAAAAGCTAAAGCTTTTGTCCCCACGACCTGAACAAATGAACATCACTGAACGCAGCAGCAAAGACGAAATCATCACAGCCTCCCTGGAGCTGATCGATGACAAGTCAGCACGAATTGATCACTTAGAGCAACAGCAGGTAATTCTCTGGGCTCTGGTGTCGTTCCTGTTCTGCATGCTGTTGGCTCTTTGACCTGACCATCTCACTGAGGGGCTTCGGCCCTTCTCTGAGGTGTTTCACCTCATTCCCACGACCTAAACAACAAAATGACCACATCAACCATGGATCCCGTCGTTCTTTCTCATGCAGAACAGAACGCCAAGAGTCATTTAGAAACCATCGAGCTTTGGCATGAGGTTTTCACCTGGTGCCAAGGCAATGAAGATCCAAGCGCCCTCAGCTGGGCTGGTCGTCGCTTCTTAGTTGAAGAGATGGATTGGAACCACGATCAAGACCGTGAATCAGTTGCTGATGGCATCCACGACATGGTCCAGGAAGATCCCCTGGAAGTGCAAATCCGCGAGAACTGGCACGCACTGGACGAAGTGGCAGAAGCAGCCGAATACATGATCTTGATCAGTACCGGCGGTCCTGCCCTTCGCTTGGTCGGAGCTTTGGAAGGTTTTGAACCTGACTCAGCTGGGCTTGAGTGGCAGGACTGGGGAACGCCCTGGACCTACTACTACGCAGCAAATGACGATGCTCTGATCTGGTACGCGTCGCAGTTCTACTGGGGCTGTTGATCCACTCCTGGAGCCCTTCGGGGTTCCCTGAGCGGTTCTCCGCTTAATCCCACGACCTACCCCAAATGAACAAAACCGAAGAGCTGGTGCTTGTCGCTTCCAACTGGAGCGGCGACCACTGGAATCAAGTGAACCGCACGCTGCATAACGTCTGGATGCACACCGACCGTTGCGACATCCGCAAGGGTTGGGACTGCCTCAGGGCTGCCCAATGGGTGAAGGGTTACCTAATCGACCCATGCGCCAAAGATGAAAGCAAGAACGAGCCACAGCCCTGGACCGTTCGCTGGCCTTTATCGGTCAGGCATGAAGCAGCCATGGAAATTGTCGGCCAAATCATCGATGAATTTGAGATTGGCCACATCCCAACTCATCGCGCTTGATCCACTCCCAAAGGCCCTACGGGGCTTTTCTGAGCGGTTCTACCGCTTATCCCACGACCTCAGATCATGAACAACTTTTATCTAGATCAGGCTGGCTACGAATCCAAATACAACAGCTGGGCCAGTGCCGCTAGCCACTACTGCCACGAACTGAACTATCCCGTCCACTACGAAGGCATCGATTGGGCGCAAGCCTGCAAGGATCACGGCTTCATTGGAGCCATTGACAAGGTGAAAGCGGCTTACCGCTTGCGCCAATACCAGCGGAGAACCAAATGAAAGCCCCATTCAAAAAGCGTCATCTGCTTTATGCGCTACTGATGCTGCTGAGTCCAATGATCTTGAACCTATTGGCTGAGTTGGTGCTATCAGCAGCCTTCCAGTTGTTCTGCTGCGGTGTGTTGCTGTCCTGTCTGGCCAAGACCGCTTACCAGAAGGTGACCCAATGACCTGGCACCCATACGGGGCAATGACGCCCCTGCTGAAGGCATTCCGCAGCAATAAGGGGAGATCTAGCTTGCTGGCCCTTGAGTGCTTCCTGCTCATTGCAGAGAAGCCTCGCACCATTGCAGAGCTGGAGACCTTGACTGGCTGCGCCAATGGCCCAATCAATAAAGCCGTCCGCAGCATGACGCCATGGTTTAACCCTGAAACGGGTGAAGTGGTGCGACCCAAGCTGCATTTGATCCAACGCCGCAGGATCTTTTCTGGTCGGGGCCATCGAATGCACTTAACAGCAGCAGGGCGCAAGTTGCTGGAGGGATGATCCCGAAAGTGCGTGATCCCAAAAGTGCAAGTTATGCAGAAACTGCTTAACGAAAGTGATTGTCATTCAACTCTCCGCCCCTGTAGCAGTAATATGCGATGCAGGACACATACCGACCTCAACGCATCTAGCAAGTGCTTATTTTTTCTTGTTCTTTTCAGTTCGCCCGTCAACACTGGCATCTGAGCCTAGACCACCCGCCTCATGACCCATGCAAACCCTTGAGCGTTACAGCCCAGCTAGTGTTAGAGACACATACGCCTCCCCCAAAGCTCCAATGGATCGAAGCCGACTATCAGCTGCTCTTGATGTCATTGGATCTGTCTGCGATAGCTCTATTCCGCTGCATCAAGTCGCCTT